TAGTTAAACTTGCACCTTTTGCTGTGTAGTTAGTGCCACTTGCTTCGTTAGAAGTAGTATATGCTGTTGTGCCTGCACCTAAAGACGCAGAACTAGTGTATAACGCTAATTTAAAATCATTACCACCAGAGTTTAAAAAATTGTGTTTTGCTTCCATTAATTCTTTTTTAAAAGAAGTACACATTGCTTGAGATATTGCCATTACAGCCTCCTTATTATTTCAGCCATTTTACAATGACCTTGTTTTTCTAATAGACCTGCTACTGTGCTTCTATCAGAAGCAATAGCTTGTCTTATATACAATAAAACGACTTGTTCAATACTTTCTTTAAAAGCCCTCGCTTGAGCTTGTACTAAAGGATCAGCATTATCACTAACTTGAACTAAACGTTCCATTATTCTTTCTGTCCAATATTCTGGACTTAATCCTGTATTTTTTGTAGTTTTTACAGCTACATCACCTAGTTTTAATTCATACATTATGCTTGTGGTGTTCTTCTAATTTCATCATACCTAAATTGATCTCTTGTAGATTTAGCTTCACCTAAGTTTTTCATTTGTGCTAATGCCTCTTGAAACCTTTGCTCATATAGACCAACACTTTCATAGTTTTTTAAGTATATCATAGCTTCTACAAGACTGCCATACAAAAGAGCATTAGGTGCATTAGTAGAAAGCCATGTTGTACCACTATCTCCAGCTACTGTAAGTGAATTAGGTCTATAAAAATAATGTAGTTCAAAACTAAAATTACTACTAGGTGTAGGAGCTAGTATGAAAGAAGCTTGATCAAACTCAGCGTAATACTTTGGTGTTCCTGTTGTTGCTATAGAAGGTGTAAAGTCTCTTATAAAACTTACGTGTTTTAATTTTAAAAATGTGTAGTTACTATCAGAATCTATTACAGCTAAACTAAATGGTGATAAAAAATCTGTAGGCATGCTTAGATATGTATTAGAAGCTGTTCCAGAACCAGTTACGTTTTTTCTAAATTGATCAAGTTCAACACCTTTTAAAATTCTTTCTTCTGCTCCTTTTATAAAATCATTAAGATGTGTTACGAAAGTGCTTTCTGTACTTTCTGAAAAATCCTGTATAGCTGTTTTTAAAGATGAATAAGTCCAACTCATATTATGATCCTGTAGTTACTGTTACACTACCTAATTCAGAAGTCATTTTACTACTACGAAAACTTGATCCTATAACATCATTATGTGAAACTAATGTAGAAGGAGAACTCACTCCATTCGCTACACTATTTTCTGTTTTAACTACCCCATTCCCAGCAGTTGGTGCAGACTCTGTAGTTCTTGGATCTTTAAGTGCTTCAGGATCTACAGGCACATTTATGGGGTCTATTTGTGGAGCTTTAGGTTCATAACAATCTCTACAAACTTTTAAACCTTGCCATTCTTCTTTAAGTTCTAAATAAGGGTAGACAAAACCACACCTATCACACTGAGCTTTTGAATATTTTCCTAAAGCATATGCCATTAGTAATAACTCCTTCTAGGTACAAGGTGCAAAGAAACTTTTGTTCCATCTTCATCTGCAGCTAATTTAAAGTCTTGCTCATATTGTTGTTTTAACATAGGGGCTTTTTCAGGGTTTTTCTTCATAGCAAGATAATATGCTAAACCGCTTACCATACAAGGCATAAACCTTGAAGGTACATCAGGGTCTTGATTAGATGCTGTTACGTCATCTATTCTAGTAACTCTGTTAGTGATTAAAGTATATGTTGCGACAGTATCTGGTGTTGGCCAGATATTAAGCACTGGTGTTGTAGCTCTGTCTAAAAAATATTGTGTAGGTCTACCTGTACTAGTTTTGTCAGGTATGTTTAAAAATTCTGTTCTACCTACTCTGTTTAATTGTAAGTCGGTAGTTGTGCCCGATATAGTTTGCCTTACTACAGCAGAAACTATGTCTACGTCGTAAGCATTTAAAGTGTATTGATTTGTACCAGCTGTTAGTGTTAAACTTACTTGATCTATTGTCCATAAGTTTACACCTCTATTAGACCAATCGGCGAACATAATATTTAATGATCGCCGAGCAGTCTCTGCATCGTAGCCTGTTCTAAGTTCTAATCCCGCTAGTTCAAACGCTTCTTCAATAGTATCAGCAATGTTTAAACTAAAAGTTTTAGTACCAGAAGTAGCCATTATTCATAGTCCTTTGTACAGTGTAGAACTATAAGGTAGGTGTCTCCTGAACTATGCCCAGTGGTTGTAAGTAGTATGTCACCGTTTTTACCAGAGCCTGCTGTATTTTGTAGTCCACCAAAAGGTGAAAAATCTAAAATACCATCAGCACTGGGGTTTAGTTCCATACACAAAGTGTTACTGGTTGCGTTCCAAAGTAATCCTATTTTAGTAAAACCTAAAATAGAATAATAAACTTTTTTAAGTTTTACACCTGTACATGCTGCTCCGTCACTTTTACGTGCGGTAAGAGCACTTACATCTACTTTAGCAACAGCACTTTCTCCAGTGCCGTCGCTTACGTTAGTTAGCTGAACTATAAAGTCTTTATCACCGTCAAGAACAGTTGTTGAAGTTACTGCATCAGCCATAGTTTACCTCCTATTATGCGTCAGCAAATGGTGTAACTATAGTACCTGACCCTAAAATTATACCTTCGACAGCATATTTAGCAGATGCCATAGCAGTAACTTTTACAATACTACCTACTAGCCCACCTTTAGTTGTACCATTCATAGTTATTACATCATTAGAAGCTGCAGAAATGAAAGTTTTACCAGTAGAGTCATCTTTACCTGTATAAAGACCACCAACAAATTTGTCAGTACCATCAGTTAAAATATCCATGTCAGTTGCTGCTGTTTCTACTACAAAGAAAAAAGTAGCTCCCAAATTATTTAATTGATTAGGATCTGTTGGATCTGTAGGTGATGTTGTTACTATACTAGGTAGAGTAAATTTACCATCTGCATCATTAGTTGTTAAAATTTTACCTGCATGTGCAGCTACCGTAAGTGTAGTATCTGCTGTTAGACTAACTACAGCTGTACTACCTGCTGATATGAATCCAGCAAGTGATTTTACTGGTCCTGAGAACGTCGATTTTGCCATAATTTCCTCCTTTGGAAATAAGTTTTATAGTCTCGGCTTGTCTGCTAGGTCAGTCTATAAAACAATTGTTATACCTAGAACTTAATTCTATACTTATTAATGAAAAAAAGAAAGGGAGCCGAAGCTCCCTTTCCTAATGAGATTAATTTAATTAAGCTCCTTTAGATCCGTAGATCCCACGAAAGTCACTAAAACCAAAAGAATATCTTTCTCTAGCTTTGTACCTTACGTTACCAGTTTCGAAGTCTCCTTCCATACCAGTTGTCATCGGCGCTCTTTCAAAGTGCTTTAGACCGTTAGGTGCATCAGTTTTAATAAAGAAAGCATCAGTATCAGTAAGATAGTGATTTACAACATAACCCTCTGGCAACATTCCCATGTTTTTCATTGCGTTGATGTCATTGTCTGATGTAGCCACTCTTCCAGGAGAATTTAATACCCTGTCTGCAACAAACTGCAGTTGTGGTGGAATAATCAGCTTTCTAGCTTGAACGTTAATTTTGATTCCTCTTTCGTCTTTAAACTGAGAGATATCAATCATAGCATTCTCTAACGAAGTTTCGTTTAAGTCAGCGTCAGTACTCGGTTCATTCGCTTGATCACCACCAGTTATGGTAGGGTGGTCTGTAGCGAATAGTTCTTTTCCGTCTCCTCCAGGGAAACTAGAATTAAAACCATTATTAAGTACGTTTGCAGCTTTTACTTGCTTCGTGCTTGCCATAGATCTAGCTAGAGCTCTTGTGTATCTAGAAGAAAGAGTATCGTAGAGATTATCTTCGATAGCTTCTTCTGTCAACGAAAACGCTAAAGCTATTGTTTCATGCGTATAACGAGATGTGAAAGTTTCTTGTGCTGAATCATAAGTTACTGCCTCACCTTCTCCTTTAGTTGGAGCTTGTGCGAACCCTGATAACATCACTTCTTCCTCAAACGCTCTATCAGAAGTTTCTGTGTCGAAAATTTCTGAATGCTCGTTCTCGTACCTATTATACTCAAGACCAAAGAGTGCATTTAATCCTGGCTCGAGTTCTTTTACTAATTGTGCTCTGTTAATTGCCATTATTATTCACCTTTAGTTACTGCCAAATACAGAAGTAGGGAAAATTACATGCACTCTAGCGTATTGACCAATAGAGTTATCGGGTCTGTCAACAAACCCCACTACTGTCGCAATACCACTAGAAGTTGTAGTTGTTACACCTTCTTTTGATCGACCTGTGTTAGAATCACCTGCAGTTGTCGAAATTGTATTAGTCGTTCCGATAGATGCTTGTGAAGGAGTCCCAGTAGACTGAGCCTCATAAACAATATCTGGATCGGCGTAAACATACGCTTTCGCATTTGCAGTACCTAATGTGACGGTATCAGCTGTCCATACTTTTGAAAAGACAACAGAACCATCAGTTGCTTGATATTCCACACCATAAAATACACCAAGAGGTGCACCAGTTGCAGTCCCCTGAATTACTAAACCACTAGATAGATTAACTACATCACCACTAAAGATAGATGCGTTAGTGCCACTCGCGATCTCAAACTCAGAAGGTCTAATAGTGCCTCCTGACATATGATATGCTGGTGTGAAACCATTTGGGCTATTTACATTTGCCATTATTTTTCACCTTTTATATTCATATAAAATAACATGGTACTCACTAAGAGTCAGTACCTCCACTTCCGAAAGTAACTTTACTCTGTCTATTAGGGCTACTAATAGGCATCCTTGAGTCACTTTCTCGCATAAGATTATTATCGACTGCCTCCATTTGATCTGAAGACATTTTGGCGTAGTATGCACGTCTTTGTTGGACGGTTTCGATAGGCATCTTAGCTAAAATTAACCCACCTACTCCGATTACTCCTGCATGTTTACCATCATCAATAGTCGGTGCTTCAAACTCAGGATGGTCTTCTGATCTAACAGGTTCCCAACCTTCACGAATACGTTTTGACATATTCGCTTTGTCATCTTGCCCTACCATTGATTCTCGTAACCAGCGATAGACATAACCAGATGGCGGAATCGGTGCGTCTAATAAAGACGGTGGTTGCCATGGTTTAAGACGAGATTCATTATCTCGAGTATCTGCAGATCGTGGAGTTCGATCTGTGTTGACTTCAGTAGTTTTATTATCTTCTGTCATTTTTTCTCCTATGTTTTTATGTGTTTAGCATATTCTTCAAGCGGGACGCCTAGTCTTTTAGCAATCGCTACTTGACTAGGTGACAACTTGACAGTGCGTCCTTTTCCTGTTTTACCTCTAGCACCTCTGCTGGGGGCAGCAACATTCTCTTGAACGTTATTAGTTTGAGAGACTTCTCCTCCGTTAAACTTATGAGGAAAATTCTCCACCATTCTTTTATCTATCTCCTGATAATACTCATCAGAAGAAGGATCAAAACCTTCGCTTTCTACCAACTCTCTATGAAAAGCAAAAGCACTCGTAGTCATAGCTAGGTCTGTGCCAAACCATTCATTTTTCTTAGCCCAATCTTGAGCTTTAGGGTCTGGAGTTGGTTGAGCTTGAGCTTGTTCTGTAGCCTTTTGCTGAACTTGGTCCTCAACATTAGTTGCTTCGGATTTTTGTTCTTCTTCAGGTTTAACACGGTTTAAGCTCTCTAATTCTACAGCAAGTTTCGCTACATCTTTTTGATGCTCCAACATTGCATCTGTGTCTCCGAGGTCGTAAGCAGTTTTATACTTGTCTTCGGCAGTAGCTAGTTGACTTGCAACTCTTGCACTATACTCATCATATAGTGATTTATCTTTTTGTGAAAGGTTTTCGTTAGTTTTATTTAACTGTTCTTGAACATTCTTAGCATAATCTAATGCAGCTTGCTCTCTTCTTTCAGCTTCCTTAATCTTATATGTAAGTTTATTAATACGTTTTTTGACTGATTCACTGTAGTCAGCTACTTCTTTTTCAGTAGATTCTTCAGAAGTTTCTTGAACTTCTGTTTGAGTTTCTTCTGGTTGAGTTTCTTCTACTACTACAGCTTCTTCGGTAGTCGCTTCTTCGCCTTCAAGTTCTATTTGAACTTCTTCTGTTTCTTGCATGGGTTCTGCCATGGTTATACTCCTATGTTAATAGTTGCGTGATTATTGTACATCCTCTGGGTTATTCACCACAGCGAGTACTTCATCATCGTTTAATAAGCGCAAGTCACCACCATCAATTTTGATTCTAGCTCCTGCGTATCTTCCAAAAATAATCCAATCTCTTTCTTGGCACCAAGCACCGTTAGGAAATTTATTCTTATCTTTGTAAGCATCTGGTCCCAATGATACTACGAATCCCACGTTAGTACCTAATCTTTCTTTTTCTAAGTATGAATCAGATAGATGTATACCGCCTTTAGTAACAGATTTTTGAGTGAAAGGCAGTATTAAAATTCTATACCCTGTTGGGTCTGGTAGTTTTTCTATGAGAGATTCGTCTTCTTCAATAGTTTCTGGTGTAAACTTATCTTCTATAATATCTTTTATAATAGGTTCTATAGGTGTATCTTTAAACCTATCTACATGATCAGGTACTTTTTTCTTTTCAGTTGCATCAGTCATCTTCTTGCTCCTTGATGTTTTGCAGGTCTATTATAATTCTTTCAGCAGAACTTAGACCAGAGAGTTCTCCTAAAACTTTATTGTAGCTGTTCCAGTCTTGTACACCACCAGTAGCTAATAAATCTGTTAATTCTTCTTTTCTTTTGCGTATATCTCTGAGTGTTTTTTCTACTATGTATAAACCGTCCATTAGCACTTCCACTGTCTGCGAGACCAATAGTTAGCTTTAGTTTTGTCGCTTCCTAAACCTTTACTACGAGCACAATAAGATCTTTTTCTCTTTTTATCTCCAGGATGTGCTCCTAAATTAGGATCACCAAAAGTAACTCTTTTTATATTTCCTGTTTTAGGGTCTTTTACAAAAACTTCCCTAGTCTTTTTACCATATCCAGGTTTCCCTTTACTTATTCTTCTAGGTTTATTTAAAGTTACTTGTCTTCCTCTGTATTCAGGCACTTTTAAGAATATTTAGTTTTTTTCCTACGGTTAGGCATAACAGCTCCGCATCCTCTAGAAAATTCACCGCCACTTTTCATAGGTTTCGGTATAACTCCTTTTCCCATTAAAACATCTTTTTGGGTAATTTTTCCATCACCACTTAAATCTGGGAACTTACCACCGCTTTTCATCATTTTTATTTCGCCTCCGTATGCTGCTGCTCTTTTAGGTTTTTTAGCAGTTTTTGCTGCAGCTTTAAAATCAGCAGCAGAAGGTGCTCCTTTGGCTCCTTTTTTACGCATTTTTTTACCAGCTTTTTTCTTTTTATTAATATTATAATAAAGTCCTTTTTTAGCTGTTCTACCGTCTTTTGTTTTATGAGTGTCTTTTGCCATTTTATTCCTCGTATAAATTGTTAAAAGTAATAGCAGGATCTAGATAAGTTTCATGACTTTCTGCAGAATGTGTGTGTTGAGAAGGTTTAAAGTCTGGGGCTCCTTCGCCTGTTACCCAAAGAGCAGGACTTGTAGCTCTGACTCTATTATTAGGTAAGGCTACAAAGTTACCTTTCCAATTACCTTCCTCTGTAATATACATTACATGAGACTGTTTGTGTTGTGCTGAATCATCAGCTATATCACTATTTGTATAATCTACAGTAAACATATATTTACCATTATAAAACTTTCCATCAATTTTGCATAGCCATGGACTTGAACTTACTCGATCCATAACTATAATTGAATGATCTCTTGATTCACAATCCCAAGGTTGGCATAAATGATCTTCCATAGCTTCAGGATATTCTTCGCTAGGTATATCAGCAACTAACGCTTGTATTGGCATTCTTGCCCACATAGCACCACCGTGTATATTTCCTTCATCCCAGTCTTCACAGTTTGATTCATAGCCTGTAAAAACTACTTGAAAACTTAAAGAACGATCAGGTATTGTATTAACAGCAATCGCTAAAGCGTGAAGATATTCGCCATGATATTTTTCATGATTGTGTGTGAACTCTCTTCTCACCCAACACTTAAAGTGCGGGATATTACTGATAAGGTGTGCCACCTACTTCTTTTTCTTTTTAGTCATTCTACGTTTGCTTTTTTTGCGTGCTGCTCCACCTTTGGACATTTTACGCATAGAGCCATACTTACTTCTTTTCATGGTTTATCCCCATACTTTAGTTTTAGTTCCGCCCCAATATTCAACAGCATGGTCTTCGTCAATTAATTTTTGACAAACATCTTCTCCGTCTACATATGGAACACCCAAAATTCTACCATACTTGCCTTTACCTAAAGATTTAATCTGTAGTGTATCGGTTGTACATATTTCTATAAGTCTATCTTTAGCTTTTAAACCTAATGCTTTTTCTGCTAAGTTTCTTGTTCTGCTTTCTGGTGTATCTATACCAGCTAATCTTACTCTTTGTTTGTGAAGTTTTATATCAAACCCTAAATCTAAGGTTACGTCAATAGTGTCACCGTCTATTACTCTATCTAACACAGCGTTATAAACAAAAGAATCAGGTGAAGCACTCATAAACTTATCTTACACCGCTTGAGCTAGTGTTATATTTAGTACCTTTAGTAGCCTTACCTTTACCCTGAACTGTGCTTTGACCTTGACCAAAAATATCGCTATTGGTTTTAGTTAAAACAACCGTACCTTTAACTGGTTTTGATAAATCAATTTTATCAGGAGCAGGAACACTAACTTTTTTAAATTTAGTTGTATCTTTCATTAGTCACCTCGACTGTCTGTATCTGATGATCTTACATCTTTCAATATCTGACCATACGTTTTGTTATTACTATCTTGAGCTTTTAAGAGTGCTTCTTCTCTATCTTGAGCTACTTTCATTTCAGCTATAGATTCTTGTGATTCAATTTTAGCTAGATCAACCTGACTTCGTAAAGCATCACGTTCTCTTGTTGCTTCTATTTCTTCACGTTTGACCTGTAAAAGAGGATCTAATTGTTCTGCTTGAGCCTGAGCTTCTGCCATCGCTTGGGCTTGACCTGTAACTTCTTGTGTGGCTTTTGCTGCAGCTGCAGCTATTTGGTTCATAACTTCTGGTGGCATTTCTTGCCCTTCTTCTAGCTGAGGCAGAGGTTGACCTAAAGCCGACTCTATCTGTTGTTTATATAACATAGCTTGGTGTTCTTGTATGTTAGCTTGTATAGACTGTAACGCCATGGGGTTTTCTTGCATCATAGGATTCTGCATAAATGCAGCATGGGCAGAAATATATGCTTCATGACTTTGAAACTCAAACGCTTTGATTGGTTGACCAAGCATAGCTGCCTGTTGTTCTGTAACTGGGTCTCTAGGCGGTATTTGTGGTAGCTCAGGTAAAATTTCTTCTATATTTTTTACTTCTAAAGCTTCGTACATACGTTTATAGGCTTCTCTTAAATTATGTATTTGTGGTGCTGCTTGTGCCATCTGTAGTTCTTGCTGAGCTAACATAACTCTCTGTGCCATACTAAATATATTAGGGTCACTTACTGGTAATATATCTACTCTATCATCAAAATCTACTTTTTTGATCTCCTGACTGGCTCCTGCTACCTGATACGGATATACAGGGGGGAGAGAACGGGAGAAGACTCCAGCCAAGAGACGAAACTCTTTTTTCTGAGCAAAGTGTAGACGTTTGTGGATAGCAGACATTACTTTTGTACCACGTTCTAACATTGCTACAGTTGTGCCTACAGGCAGTTGTTGACTACCTATATCACCTACTTGCATATCAGCAATAGAAGCGAACCTTCTACCGCTGTCGATTAATAAACCTAATAATTGACTTAATACGTTGCTTGGTTCTTTATAGGGTAAAGGCATAAGAGCATCTCTTATTACTCCTCCTGGCACATCAACATCTCTAAATTCTCCAGGACGTAACGGTTCATCTTCTCCTTGTACTCTCATACCTCTAGCTTTAAAACCAGCAGGTAAGTTACTTAATGTACCAGCGTCTATTAATTGACGTAAAACAGAAGTAGCAGATTTAGTTAAACCACCAATCATGTGTATTAAACCGAAACCATAAAACCCTAGTCCTGGCAAAAACTTGTAATGTACGAAATATTCTTTTTTACGGAACATATTATCATTCATGTCCCAGTTTCGACGTATAGCAAGGATCTCATTTGAGTCTTCAAGGATAGTTACTATGTAAGGCACACCAAAGTCGTACTCATCTATGCCTTCTAACTCTAAATTTACATGAAACTCGAGCAAAGTGTACTCGTTATAGTCACTGCTTGGCTTACTAAGACCTTGTAGTTCGTCCATTTTGTTTTTTGCGTCATCATAGTCAACATCATTGGGGTCACCGATATCAATATTACGGTAAATACCGTTTAATTGCATTTTTCTGATGTCATTTCCTGTCATATTGATGACATGAGTGATTCTTGGGCTAGTTTCTAAGTTAGTTGTGTCGTAACTCACGACTAAATCTTCTGCTTTTACAAAACTAGCGGTCGCACGGCTTAAAAGTGAGTCAAAATACACTTTTTTAAAGGCAGATCCTGCTAACGGTAAGTAAAACAGTAAACTATCCATGTCTGGATCATATTCTTCCATGACTTCAGTGATTTGATAGTTCATAAACTCTTTTACACGTTGACTTTGAGAGCGAACTTCAGTATTTTCTGCTCCAACTATGCGAGTTTTGACTGGTCCAGACGCAGGGAGTAGTTCTTTATAGGCTTGTGCTTGAAACTGTGTGGCTGCTTCTGCTAAAATTGGGTGAGTTACCCCACTTGCTCCAGGAAAAGGCTCATCACGTTCTTCAGATTTGATTCCTAAAAGATCTAAACCATCTGTAAAAGTTTCTAACCACTCTTCTCTTGAATTTTTATCCTCATCATAGGCTGAAGAAAGTTCTGAACTGAGTTCATTAAGTTTATCAGGCGGTAATATTTCTGCTAGGTTTTGATTATGTTCGTTTGTAGCTTGTTGTACTTGATCGACCACGGGCACCATTTGACCGTCGGCTGACATTTGAAACTCAACGGCAGGTTCTTCGCCTTCTTCTAATTCTATGGTAATTTCTTCAGCGTCTGCGACAGTTTCTTTGAATGGACTTTCACCTTTGTTTGGATATCTTTGTACTTCTATCGCCATTTATCTTTCCCTGCCTTAATAGTAACTTATTTTCTTCTTATATAAAACCTCTTCTTCATAATCAGAAGGAAGCTGTATAAACCCACCTTGTCTAAATCTCAACATTGCTTGTGTGGTTGAGTCAACTAAATCATCGTGGTCTCCTGCTGGAAACGCAGCACACTCTTCAATAACTTCTTGTGCCCATGTTGTATCAGGGTACCAAACCATGCCAGACTCAAACAATGGAGCACAGGCATTGACTCTTGATATCTTGTCATTACCACGAGATGGTGTAAAATTTTGTACAGGTATTCCTACGTTTCTTAGTTCTTGAGTGAGAGGCATACCAGAAGCTTTACCTTCTATGATTACGCTGTCGGGTTCCCAATGTTCGTATTGTTCTAAAGCAAGGGCTTTGAGTTCTGGAAAATTATATCTACCTTTAATTACATCTAATAGAATAATGTGTGGTGCATTACCGTGATATATTTCTTCACCACCTAGTCTACCTTCTGGGTAAAACACACCCCAAGTAGTGATTGCTGAATAATCTGCCATCTCTGATTTTAAAAACGCAGTATCGTAACTTTGAATAATATAGTCACACTTAGGTGGTTCTTTATTTGGCCACTCTTTCCACCACTCTCTTTTGATCAATGCTCCTTCTTCTGAAGTTGGGTTCTGCATATATTGTGCGTGCCACTTAGGACCCCCACGTAAAGAAGCCTTTACAGTTTCTAGTTCTTCTATACTCCAATAACCTTCCCACAGAGGTTTACCACTAGGTAAAATAGCAGGAAGTTCGATAAGTTCCCATTGATCTGCTTTAGGATCACGTGCCGCATCTTGTAATAGACGACCTGTTAAATCATTTATGTTCCACCTTGTCATCACAATTACGATTGCTCCTCCTGGCTGAAGACGTTGTCGTGGACCAGAAGTGTACCACTCATAAGTATCTTCCATAGATTTAGGATTCATTGCGTCTTGCTCGGAGTGTGGGTCGTCAATTATAAATAAATCGGCACCACGTCCAGCTAACGCACCACCCACACCTGCTGCATAGTATTCACCTTTAAGTTTTGGGTTACGTTTATCTTGTGTTTCCCACTTACCTGCTGCTTTACTGTCTGGGTTTATAAGCACGTTGTCAAAAACTTTTTCAAAGTCTTCCATTAACATAAGGTCACGAATTTTACGACCAAACTTTACAGCAAGGTCGGCGGTGTGAGTTGCTTGTAGTATTTTAAGTGAAGGGTTACGACCAACTAAATAAGCAGGGAACATGTGCGACGCAAACTCTGACTTAGTGTGTCGAGGAGGCATATTGATAATTAGACGTTTTATCTTACCGTCAGCTATACGGTCAAAGGCTTCTGCCATAACTCTGTGATGAGCACCTTCAATAAAACTTGGCCACTGAGTACGGACGAAAGACAAAAAGTTTGTTTGAGCTTCTTCTACTTTTTCAAGTTCTTCTAGTCTTTCCGCTAGTTCTAAATGTTCTTTGAGAACTTCCTCAGGTAATTGATCTAGTTCCTTGCCAGAAGTCATGCAGTGATCAGTATTTTAAATTCATCATAGGTGTTCTTACTAAGCCACCTCTGTTTAGGTCCATCTCCATTTGACCTTTCGGTAATTTTTTCAAAAGGTTTTCTTCTTGTGTTTTTAGCGTATCTAATCTTTTATTCGCTCTCATTATAAGTTTTTCACCGCCTTTGATATCTGCATCGTATCCTGATTCTATACCGACTTTTATATTCGCTCTACCTCTGAGTAGATCATTTTTAGCTTTTGCCTGAGCTTGTCTAATTTTTTCTAGTTTCTGTAATAAAGTAGGTATTTTACCAACAGCCATAATACCTTTACCTAAAGGTCCTCCTGCCATAGAAGCATAATCTACTGGGTTGGTTGGGTCAAAGATAATGTCTGTGAAGTCTTTTAAACTGAGCTGTAATACTTCTTCATTATCTTTCATATCTTAAAAAAATTTTGCAAAAAAATTTTTACTCGTTGATTACTGGGTATAGTGTAGTTCGCCTAGTCGGAAAAGTAAATATCTTATCTAGTGTCTCTTTAAAACTGAGCCGAAGGCTAACGTATGTTAGCCTTCGTTAAGGGGGGCGGGGGTAAAAAAATAGGGGCTAACTAGTAGCCCCTAAATTTTTTACTAAAGTTTTTAGCTAATAGTAATAGCCCCCGTTTTAGCTAGGTACTTTAAGTCCGTACTATTACCTAGCCTATTATTAATAGCGTAGGCTACCGTTTTACCGTTTACCGCTTTTACCCTAGCGTTATTATGTTCCGCCCTTAGTACCTTACCCGTAGCGGTTATAGTAGCGTTAGCGTTTAACCCGCCTAAGTAAGTAGGGCTAGTAGTTTTTTTAGTAGTAGTATTAGTCATAATATTTACCGTTATATAAAGGCTATTTATTAAAATTATTAAATACCGCCTTTTTAAATATTTAATATATAAATAATACGCTTTTAACGGTAAAAGTAAAGTATTAAATAAATATAAAAGTAAAGGCTTTTTTTAACACATTAGGCAAGATCAGATGATCGTATATCTAGTCAATGGTCCATGGTTCGTGTTGCAATGACAATGTGATTACATCAATAGTTTACAGATAATAGTCCTGTGATTACAGAGTCCTAGGATTACAGAACAACTCTGTTCAGATCTGAATAAAATATTAAAAAATAAGGGACCACAGATCGTGATCCCTTATAGGCGGTTTACTCTTCCAGAGTAATAGTACCCATTTTAAGATCATATTTAAGATCTTGAGCGGTATGAGTACGGGAATCTATAGCTTCAAGGACCGTACTCCCATCCGCCTTTAATACCCTTTCCGCATTATGGGAAGCCCTAGCAATTTTACCCGTTTTACGAATAATCGCATTAGGGTTTAAGCCCCCAACGTATAGTTTAGGTTGATCGGACTTTTTAGTTTTAGTAGTAGTATTCATAACATTTACCGTTTAGGGTTTATTGTTTAAATTATTAATTAGTACCCTTTAACTAATTAATACAGTTATCTTATTATAAGTAAAGTTAAAAGTAAAGGGCTGATGTTATTATTCTTTTACACACTGTTCAGATCACAATGCGATCATGTGATCATGCACAAGTGTTCATGGTCCATGGTCCATAGTTCTTGCACAAAGGATTATAGATTACAGAACATGATCCTGTGATTACAGCGAAGCCATGATCAGATGATCGTACACCATGGTCCATAGTTCATGGATCATGATCCTTGGATTACAGCGAAGCCATGATCAGATGATCTATGTGAACATCACATGATGCATAGATCTTTTGATCGTGGGATGGTGTTGTAGTATAATAGATCATGGTCCGTGGATCCTATTAGCTATTAGCTGGTTCATGGACCACCGTTCAAGACTCATATATTTTTGTACATTGTCCGTGCTCCTTGGTCATGTAGGTTCTATATATAGGGTTACAGGATCTAATATCCCTATTTAAAAGATGTATTGCTCGTTTTATCACGAGTGTCGAGAATTACCAACTTATTACCAAGACCATGGTCCATGATCCATATTATCTACATTTTGCTAATAGGTCGCTAATAGGTTAGCCAATAACCACTTCATAAGGACTTGCGACAGTGGTTATAGCGTATTAGATATTGGCTTATTGCCTATTGTGAGATATTTACGAGTTTTGTAAATTAATTTTTGGGGATGCTAATATAGTAACAGCTTATTGATCTAATATATAGTCTAGATCGCTATACCCTTTATGAATTAAAAAGTACGGTTGATGTAAACTTCTAGAAATAAAATCTAGAGCATCACCTATATTATTGCCACTAATATAACTATAATCATCGGCAGGTTCAAAACCAGCACAGGTTTGCCAGTACTGGTGATCCATAAGCACATATACAGTTTCATCTGCACAATTTTCCCAGTCCTCACCTACTTGACCATGCTCGCGATGATACTTACCCGACAGCACCTTAATAACTTCTGGACTGAGTAGCTTACGGTTCTCTGGTGATAATTCCAACACCATACTAGCACCAGTTTCTTCACCCCACTGAGCATAGACCATAGGCATATTACCATTAAAGTGTTCAGGACGGTTTTTATCTTGAGTCATGAATTCTACTAAACCGTCTTCAGCAAACAGGTCTTCAGGGCTAAGGTTATAGTACCAGAGAGTATAAAACTGATTGTGGTGTTCATTGATAGTCTTGACCACTGGCTGAGCATAGTCTACATATATTTGTAGATTGTTCACTACATTCTCCTTTATTATTTAACTTACTTTATAATTATATAAACGAAAACCCCGATCACCTAGCATAGTGCTAAATGAAAGGGGCATCATTACTAACTAACTAACTAGTTTTTGGCATTGTTTGTTTAGTATACCCATCGAACCATTTTCCTTGCTCGCGACTCTTTGGGTCGTTGCAATGTTTTTGTGCTTCAAATAAGGTCAGGTTTCTTTTAATAACTCTGTTCTTAGCTTTTTGAGATGCTTTAAAACGTATTATCTTATATAACTGCTTCACTTTTATTCCCCTTTATTTAATTAACGTAAATAAATAATAACTAATGAATACTAGATCACCTAGCACAAATCACTAATCACATATCCATTTCTTCTGCCTCTATATCTGCTTGGTCCTTTAAAAAGTTCCACTTTTGTTCTTCAAGATATCCTTTTTCTTCAGCTTCTTCCCAGTCTGTAGCCATCACGAAACAGTCTTCTACTGTGTAAGTTGTTCTGGTTAATTTATATTCTTTAAGTTTAGGTTTATTCATGGAGTCACCCTAAATATTTTTCTACGGTCACTAAATTCAAAGCGGTAGTAAAGCATCCCGATATCTCCTACGTTTTTAACGTACTCATCCCGTATACCTTCATATACCGCTTTAGCTTCTTCAGTATCATCTAGCCATAACTCATCAACGGGCGGTAAGTATTTCTTAAACTCACTTTTCGCTGCTGACTTAGTTAGTTTTTTCCAAGACATACGTGGCAACGAAGTACCGTTATATACATGAATATCACCGCCTTCACCGATTAAATATTCATAGTCTTTCATAGTATATTTTACTGCCATAAGTTATTCCTCCTGTTAGTTAATTAACTTATAAATATATAATAACTAAGAACTTATTCCCTAACTAGGACGATCACTAATCACATATACCCTTATATATAGGCGGTTTTACTAGGGTTGACCGCGGTGGATCGGCTTTTATTTACGCTCCAGTAATTCATCTTTATAGGGTAATACTAGG